GTGTCGCTGCCGAGGCGCGCGACGCCGAACGGGCGGCGCTGGAGGCGCGGCTGGACGCGGCCACCGCCGCCGGTGGTGCCGAGGCCGCAGCCGCCGCCGAGGCGCGGCGCATTCTGGGGTTCGGCTGATGGATGACGCGGCAATCGGGGCCATCGTCCTGGGCGGGGATGCAAACTGGCGCCGCGCCCCGGTCTGGCGGGCGGTGTGCGCCTGGGCCTTCGGGCGGCGCCAGCGGTTCACCCATCTCGGCCTGGTCTGCACTGTCGCCTGGTGGCGCGACCGGCCCTACCTGATCGGCCTGCGCGAGGCGCGGTCATGATCCGGGCGATCCGATATCGCGATCATCGCGCGTTCAGCGACTGCAAGATCCCGGGCGCGGTGTTTTTCGACGTCACCGCCGATCCGCTGCGGATGTGGTTTTACTGCCCCTGCGGTTGCGGCGAGGTCGGCCGACTGCCGGTTCGCCGCCCGGCAGTGCCGCATGCGATCCCGGCCTGGACATGGAACGGGTCGCTGAACGATCCGGCGCTGGAGCCGGCGGTATACATCCCGACCTGCGGCTGGCACGGGCATCTGCGCGACGGCTATTGGGAGGCCGAGTGATGGCCTGGCGCTGGATCGAGCCCGGGCTGACGCGCCGGGTGGGGTCGATGGAGGCAACCCGCGACGCGGCCGTGGCCGACGCGGTGTCGAACGCCCGTGGCGGCAGGCCGGTCGAAGACGAAGCTCAATGCGAGCTGCTCTGGCGCTCGCTCGAACGGGCCGGTTGGCGCATCGAGGAGGTTGACCGATGATCCCGCCCGTCGTTCAATTCCTGCCCTACCAGAAAGCCTGGATCGAGGATGCCAGCCGGTTCAAGATCGGCATGTTCGCGCGCCAGACCGGCAAGACCTTTTCGACCTGCGGCGAATGCGTCGACGATTGTTTCCGCGCCTGGTCGGAAGACCGCCGGTCGCGCTGGGTGATCCTGTCGCGCGGCGAACGCCAGGCCGCCGAGGCGATGACCGAGGTCATCAAGCCGTTCACCAGGGCATTTTACGCGGTGTTCAACACCCTGTTGAAGGGCGGTGAACCGGCGTTTGAAGAGGGCGAATACCGCAGCCCGCAAGCCAAGGGGCCGGATGCGGTCTACAAGGCGCTGGAGGTGGTGTTTCCCAACGGCAGCCGGATCACCGCGCTGCCGGCCAACCCCGACACCGCGCGCGGGTTCTCGGCCAATGTCATTCTTGACGAGTTCGCCTTCCACGCCAAGAGCCGCGAAATATGGGCGGCGCTGTTTCCGGTGATCTCGAAAGGTGGTCAGAAGCTGCGGGTGATCTCGACACCCAACGGCAAGGGCAACAAGTTCTTCGAGCTGATGACCGCCGAAAGCTCGGTGTGGTCGCGCCATGTGGTCGATATCTATCAGGCGGTGGCGCAGGGGCTGGACCGCGATGTCGACATGCTGCGCGCCGGCATGGCCGACGAGGATGCTTGGGCGCAGGAATACGAGTTGACGTGGCTCGACGAGGCCAGCGCCTGGCTCGATTACGATCTGATCGCCGCGGTCGAACATGAGGCCGCCGGGCGGCCCGAGCATTACCAGGGCGGCAACTGCTTTGTCGGCGTCGATATCGCGGCCCGCAACGACCTGTTCGTGATCTGGGTGGTGGAAGAGGTCGGCGACGTGCTGTGGACCCGCGAGGTGATCGCCCGGCGCCGGATCAGTTTTGCCGAACAGGATGCGCTGCTGGGCGAGGTCATGCACCGCTACCGGGTGGTGCGGGTGGCGATGGACCAGACCGGCATGGGTGAAAAGCCGGTCGAGGATGCCAAACGCCGGCACGGATCGTCGCGGGTCGAGGGGGTGCTGTTCTCGCTCAGCTCCAAGCTCGACCTGGCGACAGCGCTGAAGGAACGGATGCAGGACCGGCGGTTGCGCATTCCAGCCGGCGATCCGGCGTTGCGGGCCGATCTGCACGCGATCCGAAGCCAGGTCGGGATCACCGGCCAGCGCCGCCTGATCGCCGATGGCGATACCGACGGCCACGCCGACCGGTTCTGGGCCGGTGCGCTGGCGGTGGGGGCGGCGCGCAGCGGGCCGGCGGAATACGGCTATCGCGGGGTGCCGGCGGTCGGGTCGCGCGCGGACAATGACGACGACGATGCCCGCGGCTGGTGGCGCCCGCCGCTGGGTGCGGGTTTGCGAGGGGGGCTGTGACGCCCGACAAGGAGACATGAGATGTCTGTGACCGATACGACGTTCAACCCCGGCGGCAATCCGCTGGTTGGCGACATCAAACAGGCAGCCAATGCGCTGGCCGAGGCGATCGAGCGGGTGCCGCCAGGCCGTCGCCGCGCCGTTGCGTTGGAAAATCTTGAAACCGCGTCGATGTGGGCCGTGAAAGCAGCCGTGGTCGGGGACGAATAGGGAGGCCTCCGATGACCGTTAATCCCTACCTTGTCGACCGCTGGGGCACCCCGGTCAGGCGCACAGATTTGCGCAGGGAAGTGGCTGGGGCGACCCTTGGCGGGGTGCGCTCGCCGCTGACCGGCTATCCGGCCGACGGGCTCAACCCGCAGCGACTGGCCACGATCCTGCGCGAGGCCGATGCCGGCGATCCGATCCGCTATCTGGAACTGGCCGAGATCATCGAGGAGCGCGATCCGCATTACACCGGCGTGCTGGGTACCCGCAAACGCTCGGTCAGCCAGATCGACATCGCGGTCGAAGAGGGCGGCGACGATGCCCGCTCGGCCGAGATGGCCGAGATGGTGCGTGACTGGCTCAGGCGCGACGAGCTGGCCGAGGAGTTGTTCAACATCCTCGACGCACTCGGCAAGGGCTACAGCCATACCGAGATCATCTGGGAGACCTCGGCGCTGCAATGGATGCCGGCGCGGCTGGAATGGCGCGATCCGCGCTGGTTCCGCTTTGCCCGCCATGATCTGGCGACGCCGGTGATGCTGGACCAGGGCGGCAACGAGGTGACCTATCCGGCCTATCAGTTCATCTTTGCCACCATGGCGGCAAAGTCCGGGCTGCCACTGCGATCAGGGCTGGCGCGGCTGGCGACCTGGAACTGGATGTTCAAGGCCTACACCCAGCGCGACTGGGCGATCTTCACCCAGACCTACGGCCAGCCGATCCGGGTTGGCAAATACGGCCCCGGCGCCTCGGAGGAGGACCGCGAGACGCTGTTCCGGGCGGTGGCCAACATCGGCGGCGACTGTGCGGCGATCATCCCCGAAAGCATGCTGGTCGAGTTTGTTGAGAGCGCCAATGTCGGCGCTTCGAGCGATCATTACGAGCGTCGCGCCGACTGGCTGGACAAGCAGATATCGAAGGCGGTGCTGGGCCAGACCTCGACCACCGACGCCCAGGTCGGCGGGCTGGGATCGGGCAAGGAACACCGCGAGGTGCAGAAGGATATCGAGACCGCCGACTGCCGGGCGCTGGCGGCGATCCTGAACCGCGATCTGATCCGGCCGTGGATCGATCTGGAATACGGGCCGCAGCAGACCTATCCACGCTTGCGGATCGAACGCCCGGAGCCCGAAGACCTGGCGGCGCTGTCAAGCGCGCTGGCGCCGCTGATCGACCGCGGGTTGCGGGTCAGTACCCGCAGCGTGCTGGAGAAGTTCGGCCTCGCCGAACCCGAGGCCGGGGCAGAAATCCTGCGCCCGGCGACGAAACCGGACCCGCAAATGCCACCCGGGGCCACGCCTGCGGACGCAACCGGCCCGCAGAGCGCCATTCAATACCCATTCAACGGCCATGCCGCTTCGCCCCGACCCGAGGCCGCGCTGCAGGCGCAAGACCCCTCAGCGGGCCGCTCAGCGCCTGACGATCCCGCCGATCTGCTGGCCGGGCGGCTGGAGATCGAGGCCCGGCCGGCGATGGCAATGATGCTGGGGCAGATCGAGGCGATGATGAATGCCGCCGGATCGCTGGAAGAACTCCGCGAGATGCTGCTGGCCGGCTTCGGCGAGATCGACGCGACCGGACTGGCGCAGGCGATGGGCGAGGCGATGGTGGCGGCGCATCTGGGCGGCCGGGCCGCGGTCGAGGAGGAGGCCGGGGAATGACCGGGCGCCTCGACGATCTGGCGGCCGTCCTGTTCTTCCTCGCCGAGGCGGAGCGGCAGAAGCTGATGCTGGCGGGGCTCAAGGCGGACGCGGCGTTCGAGGCGGCCTGCAGTCTGCTGGACCTGCCGGCCGACAAGGTGCGGCAGGCGACGCGGGGCGAGCATGGCTGATCCGGTGACCGGCCCTCTGACGGCGACCTTCCGCAAGCCGTTCGCGGAACAGGTGGCCGCCTGGCGGCTGCGGCTGGGCGAATTGCGCCCTACCGCCAGTTCGGCAGATCCGGGGTACACCGATTTCGCCCGCGCGTTCATGGTTGCCGGCGCGGTCAAAGCCGATCTGTTGGCCGATCTGGCGGCCGCGGTCGACCGGGCGATTGTCGAGGGCACCGGTTACGCAGCCTTCAAACGCGATTTCCAGGCCATCGTCGAAAAGCATGGCTGGCACAGCTACACCGGTTCTGAGACAGAGAAGGGCCGCGAGTGGCGGATGCGGACCATCTACCGCACCAATATGCGCACCACCTACATGGCTGGCCGGCACGCGCAGCTGGTCGACGGCAACTACCGGTTCTGGGTCTATCGCCACAGTGGCGCCGCGCACCCGCGGCTCGACCACCTGTCCTGGGACGGTGTCGCGCTCCCGCCGGATCACCCATTCTGGAGGACCCACTATCCGCCCAATGGCTGGGGCTGTGGTTGCCTGGCGGAGGGAGCGCGTACCGAAAAGGGCATCCGCCGCGCCGGTGGCAACCCGGACAAGAAGCTGCCCGAGGGCTGGGACCGGCGCGATCCCAAGACCGGGGCGCCGCCGGGGATCGGCAAGGGCTGGGCCAAGTCGCCCGAACCCGACGCGGCCGGCGTCATCGTGTCACTCAAGGACAAGCTGCCCGGGCTTCCGGCCCCGATCGGGGCCGCGATGGCGGCCATCTGGCCCGAAACGGCACGCCGTCGGCTGGAGGTGGAATTTGAGGAATTCGTCCGAACCGCGCTGAAATCCCGGTCCGAGGGGTCGTTCATTGTCGCCGGCGCTCTGAAACCTGCATGGGTGGACGCTGCGCGCTCCAGGGGAGTGGAGATCGAGAGCGCGGAAATCGTCGTAACGGATCGCGATGTGCATCACACGTTTCGGGGCACAGGCCACATCACGGCCAGCAGCACCAGGATGCCCGCCGGTCAGGCACCGAAGGTAGACCCGCTGGATCTCGATTGGTATGTCCGACTGCCCTCGCACCTGCTCTCGCCGCAGGCCGTCCTGCTCGACACGCTTCAAAAGAAGCCAGTGTTCCTGCTGATTTACGACGTGCCTGGCCGGAAGGCCAAACTGGTCGTCGAACTCAATGCCTATCTGAAGAAGGGGCCGAGAGACATGAACAAGGTGACAAGCGGGAGAATGGTCACCCGAAACGATCTGCTGGCCAGTCTCGGCAGAGGAGTTGAGGTGTTGGAAGGGGAAGTCTGAGGCCGGGTTGGACTCGAACCAACATCAGTTCCCCAACCGTGGGGATGGGTGAACCCCCTTGCCCATCGGGGTACACGGCCTCACAGGAGTAGATAAGCATGATCCGTATCGAAATCAACGATGACGCGGTAACCGCGGCGCTGGCCGGCCTGTCGACCAAGACGGCGGACATGTCCGAGGTGATGAACGATATCGGACGGGCGCTGGTTCAATCGACCAAGGCCCGTATCGCCGCAGGCGTGACTCCGGAAGGTACCGCCTTTGCGCCGCGATCGCAGGTGACGCTGGACCGCTATGCCAGGACCGACCAGAAGCACGGGCCGCATCCGTTGACCATGGAGGGCGACATGGCGGCCGATATTGCCCACCAGTATGGCCCCGACTACGCCGAGGTCGGCTCGAACGCGATCCAGGCGGCAGTGATGCAGATGGGGGCGGCAAAAGGAACGCTGGGCAAGAGCGGCATCAGCCCCTGGGGCGATATCCCGGCGCGGCCGTTCCTCGGGTTGTCGGACAATGACCGCAGCGATGTCCTGGACATCATCGGCGAGTGGCTCGGGGACGCAGGAGCGCCATAGATGGGGTTATTTCTCCGGATCGTAGATCGGCGTCATTTTCCAGAGCACGGATGTGCCCTTGGGGATTTCCAGGTCGTCGCGCAGCGATTGCCAGTCGAGCGCGTCCAGTCCCAGTTTTCCGAAGCTTGCCTTGATGTCGATGCCGTGGCGTTCCACCGCGAGCTGGAGATTGCCGACATCGTCCCGCATCGCCGCTATCTCCGTCGCCTGAACCGCACTGTCGGCCACCAACCCGGTGATCAGCGCGTTCATCTGGTCCAGCCGGGCATTGTTGACGATCATCGTCTCGTTGAGGCGGTCGAGGGAGGATTGGAGCGTGTGCATGGCCTCGTTGGCGCTGGAGGTATTGGCCCTGACCACGTAGTCGGCGACCTGGAAGGAAATACCCCAGGCCAGAACGGCCGTCGCCGCCAGGCTGATCGCGAACCGAATTCCCCAGATGAGCCAATCGTTCATTTCCAGCACCCTCCCGGACCTCGATACCACATTGGGACCAGGCCTGGGTAAATAATCCGGCACCACATCGAGCGGTGGTGCCGACGACGGGATTGACCCGGCGCGCAAGACGGGTCAGCCTGTGACGACGGCGCAAGGTTCCCGGCGCCATATCTCCTGACAACTTGTTGAGCATGAACGCGGGTGCGGCTGGCGGCGAATATCGCCCCCATGACCGACACCGCTTTCATCGCTCTTTCCGCGCTTGCCCTGCCCGATGCCGCCGACGGCACGGTGCCGGAGTGGGTGCATCTGCTGCCCAGGGGGCAGTTCAGCGCCCGCGATGGCCGTGGGCCCTGGCGCTATGACGATGCGGCAGCGTTGATCACCGACAGCTTTGCCGCCCGGGCGCGCATCCATATCGACCTCAACCATTCGACCGACACCGCCGGCAAGGCCGGCTTTGACGCGCCGGCGGTTGGCTATGTGCAGGCGATGGAAGAGCGCGGCGATGGCATCTGGGGTCGGATCAAATGGACGGCGCGCGGCCACGCGTTGCTGTCGGACCGCGCCTATTGGGGCCTGTCGCCGGTGATCGGGTTCGACAAGAAGACCGGGCTGGTGCGGGCGATTGCCCGCGCCGCACTGACCAATGATCCGGCGGTCGCCACACTCACACCGCTCAGCAGCAAGGAGACGGACAGCATGTTCGCAGGGAAAGTGGCCAGGATGCTTGGCCTGGCCGAGGATGCCTCGGAAGACGAGGTGCTTG